GAAGCACCTTACAAATTGCAAAGTTCAGTTGTTACCGCTTTGGGTATCTAATTGATTCTTGTTTCATAGGTCAAATGGGGAGGGCAATTGCTCTCCCTTTTTTTGTTACATATTTTTACTCTCGCTATTTTGTAGAGATGTTGAAGGTAACCAAACAAGATTCCGAATACTGGTATGTGACATTGACCGAAAAGGTCACTATTGCAAACCCGTATTTTTTATTTAGTATGAAGTGCCGACAAACTGACGCTTACAAAAATTTCATTTTGACCGATGTATCAACTGCAAAAGAAAGATACAACAAGTTTTTGTTTGATGAAGGTGCAACCGACAACACAACTTTGGAAGTTGGTGAACACGAATACAGAATCTATGCACAGATTTCATCTAACAACTTGAATCCGTCATTGGCTGATGAGTTGGTTGAAACAGGCATCTTGAAAGTTCTCCCATTGTTAAACAACGAATTATTCTACCAGGTATCGTGAGCGAAAAAATATATACCACACAAAGGGATATGGGTGTTGAACACGAAGTTGATCTCACCAAGAAACTGTTCACCACAAACCGTGATATGGGTTTTGAACGCAATGTAGAATTCAACCAACGAAACTACGATGTTGATGCATTGAGGGCTTTCTTTTTATTGACTGAAGATTCATTTTTATTACTCCAAGAGGATGGAGGTCGTTTGGTAGAAAGTTATGGCTAACAAGAAGATTTCCCAATTAGATCCGATAGGAACTATTGATGTCAATCAAGACAGCATCCCAATTGTTGACTATTCCGAAGGTGTAACCAAACGAACAAACCTTGCTAACATAGGTCAGCGTGTATTGGAAGCCAGTTCAACCACAAATCTTGCAGAAGGAACAAACCTATATTTCACCAATACACGAGTTTACACGAAGGTCAAAGCAACTTTGTTGGCTGGTTCAAACACATCCATCACTTTTGACGATGCACTTCAAACCATAACCATCGCATCTCAAGGGAATGTCCAATCCGTAAACACAAAGACGGGTGCAGTTGTATTGACAACAACGGACATAAGCGAGGGGACAAACGAGTATTTCACCGCAGCGAGAGTGAGGGCAGTGGTTTTGACTGGTTTGTCATTGGTGACAAATGCCGTGATTTCTGCAACTGATACCGTATTGGTTGCCTTTGGAAAGTTACAAGCACAGATCACCGCAAACCTTTCAACACTTACATCACACACATCCGATACAAGCAACCCACACGCCACTACAAAAGCACAAGTAGGGTTGAGCGATGTGCCAAATGTAGACACTACAAACGCATCAAATATCTCAAGTGGTACATTGGATGATGCAAGGTTAACATCTGCCGTTACAAAGCAAGGAAACACCTTTAACGGAGCATCTCAATTAGTTCAGTTGGATGCATCAACCAAACTTCCAGCCGTTGACGGTTCTAATTTGACAAACTTAAACATTCCACCTTCAACGGGTGGGGATTTATACTTATTTTATAACTACTAAAATGCCAGCAAATACATCACCCATATTCGCACTATCACCAGAACTTGCAATTGCAACGGTAACGACTGCGACAACCGACCGAACAGGTGCAACGATGACAAACACCGTCACGCTTTTAACTGCTGCAACAAACGGCACGAAGATCACGCAGATAGGTGCAAAGGTTGCTGGAACGAATGCGGCAACTGCCGTGCTGATTTTCATTAGCGATTCAAGTGGGGCAAATTTCAAGTTGTTTGATGAGATTCCTTTGGCTGCCGTAACTGCTGGAAATACAACAACATCACAAAGGGCGGTTACTGCTTACAGCGATTTACAATTGAAGGCAGGACAAGTAGTGAAGGTTGGCACTACCGTTGCCATCACCGCTGGGGTAAATATATTCGCAGTAAAAGGAGATTATTAATATGCCTGACTTTGGAAGTTTTAGAGGATTTGGTGAAAAGTTGGCACAAGGTCAAACACCTACTCAGCTCGGTTTGATTGGAAGTCAGCAGTTTGCTTTTGATGCCGATGCGGTTTTGTATTTTGAAAGAGTAGAAAATAATGGCGGTACTTTGTCCGGGTTAGAAAAACAAGCGGTTAATCAATTAATATTTGATTTTAAAGCATATGGTATTTGGAATACAATATCAGCAGCATATCCAATGGTCGGTTCATCATCAATCGCTTTTGCCCAAAATTTAAAAAGTTCAAGTTTCACGGGTAGTTTTTCCAGTGGTGGTTCGTTTACATCCAATGGATTTGTGACAAATGGGGTGTCAACAATGAACACAAATTTTGTACCATCCAGCGAAAGTATTGGAGTAAACAATTTGTGTATAAGTGGTTACACAAATTCAAATGTTGCGTCTGAAACAAAATATTTAATGGGAGCATCCGATGGCAGCAACGAAACTGCTATTTTGCCTATTTATAATAATACATTTCAAGGATATATAAATGAAAGCATTTATAATGGTTCTGTCGGGAATGTTGTATCTAAGGGGTATTACATAGCACAAAAAAACAACACAAACAATATTTTATTGTATAAAGACAATACAAAATTATTGTCTGCGTCAAATACATCTATAACAAAAACTCCAGTTAGCATCCATTTAGGTGGTCGTAATTTGAATGGTACAGCATTTAATATTACATCGTGCGATATACAATTTGCTCACATTGGCTCAGGGCTAACCGACACAGAAGTATCTAATTTGTATACAGCAGTACAATCTTTTCAAACCTCTTTAAGCCGAAATATATAATGCTTGGATATCAATTAAATGAACAACAAAAGAACCAAATAGAAGGTCAATATTATGCACCTTATGAATTTTTTAATTGTATTAAAGATATAAACGGTTTGTTTTTTTTGGTTTTTTCACAACAAAATATTGTAAATATCGCACCGACTCAATGGGTTTGGGTTCTCACCTTACCCCAATCAGAATACATCCCACCACCACCCCCACCATTCCCATTATGACAACACCGAAAGTAAAACCCAATGCGCTACCTGTTAGCTTTGACCAATTCCGTAAAAATCCTGTTGCTGCCGTGGCTTTTTGTATGCTTTTGGCTGTTAGTTATTTGTATATGGACTTGCGTTCGGGCAATCAACAGCAGATTGATGAATGTCGCAAAGAGATGGCGGTAATGAGGGCAGAGCAGAAACAAGCATATAGAGCTTTGAAGACGGCAGATTCTGCATTGTCTGCAGCCATTACTGAACTACGCATCATTAACTCAATGAAAAAACTTTAACGATATGCGTTTACTATTGATTTTTACTCTCGCTTTTTTTGGTGGATACTTATTCACAGAATCTTGGGCAACTGAACCCAAGCCAGTAAGTGAGATTGATGCTTTGTTGAAGAAGATTCAGCAGAACACACAAGCCGTTGGACAAGCCACTAAACAAGCACACGAGGTGAGTGAGAAATTGGTGGAAGCAAAAGTGGTTGAGAAAGAGCAATTGAAAGAAGCGGTGGTGAATGCTGAAAAAAAAGCGGAAGCCGTGGTTCAAAAGATGCAAGTTGTTCAAGACCAAATGGAGGTGTATGCGGTGAAGATGGTAGGTGCTGGATTGGATACCACAACCACACCAATTGAGTTCAAAGGGAAGATCTATGATGCGTATTTGAACTATCTCTCCGAAGGTGGAAAGGAAGAGTTTGATTATTTTAGAATGTACTTATGGCAACAAAAGTAAACATCACATCATTTCGGGCAAAACCCAAAAACAAACTTGGAAGACATACCAAGCACAAGAACAAACATAAGAGTTCCAAACCATATAAAGGACAAGGCAAATGATAGACAAAATTAAGGTAGCAATGAAGGTGAAGAACTACAAGTTCTTTGAATCAGGTGATTACAACTTGAACATCATTGGGATTCGCAATTCGGATACTGGTAACAAAGTGACAAATGTCTTTGATGACTTGTTAACCGTGAGTTACAAAATCGGAGATGTGTGGCATTTTAAGAAATGGGCAGCGACAACCGATCCCGGCACAAAGGGAGTGAAGGAATTTCACAATGCTCAAGGAGTTGCTCGTTTAGTTCCCGGACAATATCGTGGCAGTCACGCCATCGGATTGCATCAAGGCAAATACGAAGCATTAAAACAAGCCAAAC